ACGAAACAAACACTGTCCTACGCGTCATCGTTGGCAGCAACGAGGACGAGGATGAAGGCTACACATGGATCATGAACAATCTTGGTGGCACTTGGGTGCAGACAAGTTACAACTCAACGATTCGTAAACAGTTCGCTGGGATTGGGTTCACGTATGACCCTACAGCGGATATGTTTATAGCCCCACAACCGTACGCTTCATGGACTCTTGATGAGAACCATGACTGGCAGGCTCCAACACCAATGCCCGTTGAAGGTTTCTGGGTGTGGGATGAAGATGCTCTTGCATGGGTTGAAGCACCAAGCATTTAATTAACACAACAATCGGAAGGCTAACGCATGGCACGTAGATACTATTCAAGCATAGCTGCACAAACAACACTTAGTGCTGGTGTTGACAGTAGCACTGCAACCATACCTGTAACGGCAGTGTCAGGTTGGCCTTCATCATTCCCATATACTCTTCTGATTGATAAGGATACAGTGAATGAGGAGATTGTTTCTGTCACTGGTCGTACAGGAACAACCCTCACGGTAACCCGTGGCGTGGATGGTTCTTCTGGTGTTGCCCATAGTGCTGGTGCTAACGTGCAGCATGGTGTGTCGGCTAGGGATTTTGATGAACCGAATGCTTTCATTAATGGTACTGGTGTTGTTACTTCAACAATGATTGCTGATGGCACGATTGTTAATGCCGATGTTAACGCTAGTGCTGCTATTGCACAGTCCAAAATTGCTGATCTTACTACTGACCTTGCTGCTAAAGCAGATTTATCTTTAACTTCTGACACTAAAACAGCGAACTATACTCTTGTTCTTGGTGATGCTGGTGAAAGTATTGAGATGAATGTTGCGTCAGCAAACACTTTAACTGTGCCTCTTAACTCTAGTGTTGCTTTCCCTGTCGGTACAACTATTCTTTTAATCCAGGTTGGTGCTGGTCAAACAACAATAACCCCTACTGCTGGTGTAACTGTTAACGCCACACCTGGTTTGAAGCTTCGCGCTCAATGGTCTGTCGCTACTCTTATTAAACGTGGAACTGATGTTTGGATTGTTGCTGGGGATGTGATTGCATAATGCCGATCCTTGCTACTATCATGGCTTCTGCTGGTGGTGGTAGGTTCACTCCAGATAAACCTGAAGCATCACATACCGCCGCTGGACAGTTCACTATTTCTAATTGGGATGGAACTTTCATATACACGTTAACTACTGGTTCTCGCGTTGATGCCGTTATTACTTTAAGTTCAACTACTCAAACTTCTGACGTTACTGCTAAAGCGCCAAAAGGTGTCTCTGATTCCGCAACCATGAGTGTTGCTAGGCAACCTTTAACATATCCTCTTACTTGTACGTCTATTTATTATGCATGTGTTTCGTCCTGTGGAAGCATGGGTGGATGCACGTGTGGTGGAACATGTGGATGTGCATGTACCTACTACCCTAGTGGTGAATGTGCTGGCCTTTTTGGTTATCAAATATGTAGTTGTACTTGTCCACTTGACACAACACCAGCATCTCAAGGATATGTTCAAGCACATGGAGAGTGGGGACGAGTTCTATGATTATAGAATCAGGTTTATTTAAAGCACATACTATCGATGTTCCAGAAGATGTCGTTGATAGTGAAGGTAAAGTTTTATTACGTATGGCTGACTTATCGTATGTATTAGTTCAGCGTGATAATGACGATCCTTTTGCTGTTTCTTTCTGGGATGGTTTACTGTTAAGCAAAACACCAGACCAAGGGTGGGTTGTTAAAATTCTTTTACCTCTTAATGCGGCTTCAGGAAACTATAGTTTTGAAGGATCATTTTATTATTTAGATTCTGGCAACGATGCTTTTAATGTTGCTGGATCTTTTTTTGTTGATGATACAATTAAAGATGATTGCGGCTGTCTATTGTTTGGTCAACAGCCAGCTGATCATATTGTTGGTGACGAAGAAGCAGCAGATAATGTTACACCTTTAGATCTTTTAAGTTCTTCTAACTATACAAGTAAAAATATCCGTAATGAACGTTACGATATTTGCAAAGGTTGTGACAGTTTGTTTAAACCTACACGCACTTGTCGTGAATGTGGATGTTTTATGGGCTTGAAAACTTGGCTAAAAGATGCTACTTGCCCGATTGGAAAGTGGTAACTGATGGCTCTTGACTACACTGAACCAGTAGTAGAAAATCTTGGATACGGTTTCCAAGCATCACAAGGACAAGGCTCATACTCCCCCGACTCTATGGCATGGGATTGCAGTATCGGTGGATTCAACTTCCTGTACGCCACTAGCGAACAAGACCCCATCATCCGTGAGACAGGTAAGTTTCGTAGGGAACGTATCGATACGGAACGTAACCCTGGTGAGCAGTCACTTGATTCTGGTTTATGGATCAGGTCACAAGCTTCATGGCATTACGGTGCTGGTCTCACTTCAGCTGAACCTTTAGAGATCGCTTCTGATGAGGCGTCATTCAGGTTCTATAAGTCTGGTGGTGTTGACCCTTGGACTCCAGGCCAGTTGCAACTGTTGCATGCTGTTGAAGAAAAATATGAATCGGCTGGTTCTAACCAGCAGATTCTCGGTGTCAGCACTGGTGTTCTTCACGCTTCAGATAGTTTGTTAACATATATTCCTACTACTGGTTCACCTGTTTCTATTACTTGGGGTGGTACAGGTAACATTAATTCGCTGACAACTACGGGACAGTACTGGTTGGCTGCTAATAGTGCGGGTATTTATCGTGGTAATGAACCTAGCGGTTCGGGTACGAAAATATATGACAAGGACGCCACTACGGTTACTTCGTCTGTACTACGTTTCGTGAAGTCCCGTGTCATGTATGGTGAGAACAACAATATTTACGAGATCACTGACGGGGCACCTCCAAGTCCAACGCTACCTGCCGCATTGTTTGCACACCCTAACCGTGGATGGGTGTGGTCTGATTTTGCTGAAGGACCCGCAGCGATTTACGCTTCAGGTTACTCGAATGAAGAATCAACTATTTTCAAGATTGATGTGACAGCAACAACCACTACCGTGGATTTGTCTGTCCCTGTTGTTGTCGCTGACATGCCTCGTGGTGAACAAGTGCTCAGCATGTATTCCTATGTTGGTTCGTTCCTTATCGTTGGCACAACTAAAGGCTGCCGTATCGCAGCCATTGAAGATAACGGTTCACTCACTATGGGTCCACTGTTGTTCACTGACGTTATTGTTGATGATGCCGTGGCATCCAACAAGTACGTGTATGTCACTGTCCGTGACAAGGGTGAAGCTGGCGATAACGTGCAACGTGCAGGATTGTACCGTATTGATCTTGGTCAAACATTGAATGTTGCTGCTGCTGGTTTCAACCGTTCACTACAGTTCGCTTACGCCGCTGACCTTACCGTACCTGCCGGTGTTACTGGTGCAGCACATAGTGTTACTGTCGCTGGTGACCGTGTGTGGTTTAGTGTTAACGGTGCTGGTGTGTACCGTGAACTGTCAACGTTTGTTGATAACGGTTGGATACAGACTGGTCGTATCCGTTTAGGTGTCATGGAGAACAAGTCGTGGCGTGACTTGCGTGTCATTGGTATCAACAATTTGCAGGGCACTGTCACTGCTCATGCTTCTGTTACTGGTTCAGGTGACCCTTCCACGTGGGATACTGTGATCACAGTGAACAATGAGGTTAATGATGCTAGTGGTAAGTTGAATGCTTCAGCACCTAACCCTACACCTGACTTGTATCTTGCTTTTCATTTGCAAACAAACCCTGAATGTTCCTGCTCATCTAGGATGATCGGGTATCAGGTGCGTGCAGTGCCGTCACCTCGCCGTAACGAACTGATCCAGTTGCCGTTGCGAATGTTTGACTATGAGAAGGATCGCCAAGGCGCATCCTATGGCAGGGTTAATGGTGCTTTCGACAGGTTTAGTGCGTTGAAACAGATGGAAGGTAACGGCGGAACCGTATCGTTCACTGACCATACTACTGGTGAACAGTTGGAAGTGTATGTTGAACAGGTCACTTGGAAGAAGACTCTTGCACCTTCCCGTGGTGATCGTAAGAATGCTGGTGGCATTGTGACGCTTTTGTTAAGGAGTGTGTGATGTCTCCTGTTGAAACTGCTGGTCTTGTTCTCACTTGTTTAACGATTGTGGGTATTCTTTTGGGTGGTTTAGGTTGGTGGATTAACCAGAAAATTAAGGAAGCAACATACCAGATTCAACCGAACACTAACGGTGGCAAGTCTTTATCAGATTTGCATACTAAAGTTGATGCTGTTATTGATGACGTAAAAATTTTGAAGAAGTCTGTTATACAGTTGGAAGACGACATGGAGGATATGCGTGAATACTAATACTTGGAAAGATTTAATGTCTTTCATTAACGACAACCCTGTCGGGGTTGCTGCAAAGATTTTCTTTGCCACAGCAATCACTTACGTGGTAGACAATATTGCTGATTTCGGGTTGCCTACGGTGCTTGTTGTTGCTGCACCGCCAGCTCTTGTCGTGTTGATTGACTATTTGAATGGTGAGAATCCTCGGTTCGGGAAAGGTAGCAGTGAGTAAAACTATTAAAGGTTGGGATGTTATCCCCAACATGAATGATCCTCGGTTGAAACTGTTCACTGTCCCTGGAACTAAACGTAAACTACGGTTACGTAGAGATGTCGGCGGGTATCTGATTGCGTTTACTGCCGAGTATCATCGTGTGATTGCCCCGATTGATGAAGGTACTTTTGATGACTGGTCGTGGACTGCCCCTCGCACTGGTCGTGCATCGTCTAAAATCTCGGATCATTGTGGTGGTGTCGCTATCGATTTGAATGCCACGAAAGAAGGCAGTCAGTCGAAGTCGAACGTGTGGTGGAAGAAACACCCCGTGAAAGCTCTCCGCATGAAGCGTCTGCTTCGGCAATACAACCTCCTTGAATGGGGTGGCAATTACAAGAACTTTTATGACCCAATGCATTTCGTTATCAAAACCCCTAGCGTTGCTTTAGTTAAGAAAGAAATGAAACGTCTAGGTATCACTTCAACAGGCCGCATACGGGGCAAATAAACCCCCAGTACAGCCCCATAAACGGGGCTTTAGAGCCCCATAGAGACGTTAACCCCCCTGTCCCGGTATGATCCGGTGCGGGGGGGTTTTTTCGTGTCTTAAAATGGATGATACGGTAAACGGTATCGTGAGTAACCATGTAAATCATAACCCTGACGTAAGAATTACATGCCTACCGTTCGGGTGTTCGCTTGCCGCTCACACCCTCACCGGAACCGAATTAAGAAACGCCCCCCTACCCCCCACGATTTAATTTCGTAGTAGGGTAGGAGAAACATTCCATTCGGATCTGGTGTTTCACCGTCACTTCATTGAAGTTTCCGCCCCACGCTTCCGCGCACATCCAGCCTAACACACGACCCACAACCAGCAAACCTGCGACACGCCGTGTCCTGATTTGACAAGCCCAAAGAATCCTGTCATCATCTGCACATGAATGAACAACAGAAACCAGAATATTTGTGTAAAATGTGTGGTGTAGTGTATCCTGAAACAACAGAATTCTTTCACGCAAATGGAAAGTACTTAGAGCGCAAGTGCAAAAAGTGTAAAAACAAATTGCAGCAGAATCTATTGCGAGAAAAAAAATATGGCGTTAGTCCAGAACATTTTGAAATCTTAAGAGAAAAACAAAACGGCAAGTGCGCCATATGTAAACTACCTGAAGAAGAATTGATTCATCAATCCCTTCATGTTGACCACTCACACGAAACAGGATCTGTCCGAGGTCTTTTATGTTTCTATTGCAATGTTGGCATTGGACATTTCAAGGACGACGTTGATAGACTAAAATTAGCCATAAAATATTTGGAGTCCAAAAATGACTGAAGAATTAAATTCACCTCAATATTTAAGTTACTCACAGTTCACAACGTTTCTTAGTTGTGGAGAAAAGTACAGGCTCACTCGTGTCCTGAAACTTGAAGAAGATCCAGCATGGTATCTTGTCGGGGGTAGTGCAGTGCATGCAGCAGCTGATGCTATCGATCATCAACTACTAGCGGAAGCGGGTAGAGCATGAGTGGCATAGCGTATGATGCTGGTATTGCAGCATTCCACGAGTACGTTTCCCAGAAAGAAACCGAACTAGCAGATAAGCCTTGGCGTACTGGTGGACGTGCATCCAAGAAATATCCTGAGAAAGAAAACCGTGACTGGTGGATGGCTGAAGGTCCATCAATGGTTCACAACTGGTACAACTGGCGTATGACTAACCCCAACATTGACGTGTGGACTACACCCGATGGTCAGCCAGCAGTAGAATTAGGGGTTAACGTGCCTCTACCTGGTGGTGTGATTCTTAAAGCATACATTGACCGTATCATGGTTGATAACAACACTGGTGAAACTATCATTGTTGATTTGAAAACAGGTCAACCACCAAAGTCAGGGTTACAGTTGGCTGTGTATCGTCTAGCTTTACAGCAACAGTTCGGTATCGCTCCACAGTTCGGTGCGTATTGGATGGCTCGTGGTGGGACACTCGACACCGTGTATGATCTCACGTTTTACGGTGACGACATGGTGGCACGTTGGATGCGTGATGTTAAGAAAAGTATTGATCAGGAACTGTATGTTCCAAACATGACAATGATGTGTAACAGTTGTGGTGTTAAAGAATCATGCTATGCTTACTCAGGTAACATGGAGCATGCACCTGATTTCAGGTCTGATTTGGGAGGTAATGATGCTGGGAGTTAGACGTAGGGAACGTCAAGAATATTTAATCAACTGGCTTGGTCGTTTAGATAGCGAACTAGACAGGATGCACATGGTTCTTGATGAACTGGAACGTAAGCAGGACAACATGTTTAACCGTGTACGTTCAATGGATTTCAGTCTTGAAGTACACGAGATGGATATTGAATACTTGAAAGCAAACACTAAAAAGAAGAAAGGTAACAAGTAATGAATAACGAACCACGACACAAGATGACAGTGAAAGTGTTGGATGCCTTGCGCACTATCCAAGGCTACACGTTGGAAGAATATCAAGAGGCACGTGATGAACTTATCGCTGACCTTGCCAAGGATGCGGAAGCAGTTGCACTTGCTAAAGCTGCTGGTAATGCTAGTCCTTTAACTGTTGCGCCATCTGCAACACCTGAAGTACCTGCCCCTTCAACATGGTCACCGCCTGAACCTGCTGCACCGCCAGCATCATTCTCTAGTGCAGCGATCCCTACATGCCAGCATGGTTCACGTACCGCTAAGAGTGGTTCTAGTGCTAAAGGACCTTGGCGTGCATGGATGTGTCCAGCACCTAAAGGTGACCCTTCACAATGCCAACCTGACTGGGTTACACGTGGCACCCCAGCGTGGAATAATTTTCCTGCATAGCATCCCCCACCCGCACCTGAGCATGTGTATAAACTGCTCCCCCTACTTTAGGAAGGAGTTGTTGTGAGAAGTCTTGACAGGGCTGTACGTTCCATAAAGAAAAACACTATGAGTGTACCGTCACCGTTCAAAACATGGACAGATAGTCAAATAAGTATTCGCCGTGGCGAAGTGTCCATGATTGCGGGACCTCCAGGTGCAGGTAAATCAACTGTTGCCCTTGCTATAGCGGTACGTTCAGGTGTGCCCACATTGTATGCGAGTGCCGATAGTCACGAGTCAACGATGGCTATCCGTTCATTGTCTATGGCTACAGGTATACGTCAGTCTGAAGTGGAGCAAGCCATGACTGATAATCCACAGTGGGCTAGTGACATGTTGAAAGAAAACGTTAGTCATATTCGGTGGATGTTTGATGCTAGTCCCACGCTTGCTGATCTTGAGGATGAGATTAGTGTGTATCGTGAACTGCGTGGTAGTGATCCTGAACTGGTGGTGGTGGATAATGCTGTCGATGTTACGCATGATAGTGGTGACGAGTTTAGTTCGTTGCGTTCTTTAATGCGTGAAGTTAAATGGTGGGCACGTGAAACTAATGCAGCTTTCCTTATCTTGCATCATACTTCTGAATCTTATGAGGGTAATCCTTGCCCTCCCCGTTCCTCGCTGCATGGCAAGATTGCACAGGTTCCGTCTCTAATTGTGACGTTATCGTCAGCGCAGCAGGGGCTTATGGCTGCATCAGCGGTGAAGAATCGTTACGGTAAGGCTGATCCTTCTGGTCGTACTGCAGTGTGGCTTGACTATACTCCTGAAACTATGCAGTTGAATGATGGTGTGGCATGAAGATAGGTAGTTTGTTTACTGGGTATGGTGGTCTTGATCTTGCAGTAGAGCAGCATGTTAATGGTAGTCTTGAATGGTATGCTGAAATAGAACCAGCTGCCTGTAAGATTCTTGAAGAACTACATCCTGGTGTACCTAACCTTGGTGACGTAACTAAAATTGATTGGTCTACTGTTCCACCTGTTGATGTTATTACTGGTGGCTATCCTTGCCAACCGTTTAGTCATGCAGGTAATCGAAAGGGGAAGAACGATGAGCGACACTTATGGCCTTATGTTAGGGATGCCATTCGCACAATACGACCCAGATACGCAATCCTGGAAAACGTCAGCGGTCACGTCACTTTGGGCTTTGCCGATGTCCTCGCTGACCTTGCCGAAATCGGGTGGTCTTGTGAATGGGGAACTTATCGAGCGTCCGATGTTGGTGCACCCCACAGGCGTGAACGCATCTTCATCGTTGCCCACGCCGACAGCCAGGGATCACAAGGACACGACAGTGGAAGTGGCGAAACATCGACCAGAGGACACAGACACGTTAAACAGGGCACTAGCGCACCTACTCCCGACACCAGCGGTCATGGACATGGGCAGCAACTACACGCCAGAGGAATGGCAGGCGTGGAAGGACAAACAGAAGGCGACACACAACAACGGCAACGGGCACGGCGCGAGTCTGACGCAGGAAGCACTATCACTACTCCCAACACCGAACACGATGGATCACATGGGGGAGATGTCGCAGGAAGCCTTGGCGCGAGCAAAAAGCAAAGGCGGTTGCAGCAACCTGAAAGATGTGATTCCAACATTGCTGCCGACACCGAAAGCGAGAGACTACAAAGACGAGAGTTTGCCGCCAAGGATTACGAAAGAAAATTGGCAGGGCGGCGCACAACTTCCCAGAGAAATTGCGATGCTGCCAACACTGACAACGGACATTGGGGAAAGTACGCCCCTGCAATCAGACGATGGGAGTCTGTTCTAGGGCGCAACGCCCCTGACCCTGTCGTAATGCGCAGCGACAAGCGCCGCCTCAATCCTCGCTTTGTCGAATGGATGATGGGGCTGCCTGACGGTTGGGTGACAGGTCACGGGCTAAGCGCAGCCAAGGAATTGAAGATGCTCGGCAACGGTGTTGTGCCACAACAGGCACGAGTTGCTGTCGCTCAACTAATGGAAAGGATTCCAGTGTGAGTGCACAAAACAAACGTAAAGGATCATTGTGGGAAGCTGACCTTGAAAACTATTACAACGATAAAGGATTCAAAGCACGCAGACTGCCACGTGCAGGTGCGAAAGACATTGGCGATATCGCTATTGAACTACGCAACGGTCACGTGATAGTGGTTGAAGCGAAGAATGTTAAAGCCAATGATGTGCTACAATGGTTACGTGAAGCAGACGTTGAAGCCGAACATTACACTGAGAAGTATGATGTGCCAACGTACGGGATTGTTGTCCGTAAAACACGTGGCACGAATGCTGCTGGTGCAGTAGTCATGATGAGTCAAGAAACATTACAAGACTTGTTGCAGTGGAACGGTTTAACATGAGTGATGCACGATTCGACATTTGGCCTGTGTTAGAACATTACGGTTGGACTTTACCCCCAGCTCGTGGAGTTTGGCAGTCAATCAAATGTGGTGCACACAGTGACTCGCATGCTAGTTGCCGTATCTCTAGTGATGCTGGTCAAGTTAAATGTTTAGCGTGTGATTTCTCTGGGGATGCTATTGAAGTAGTTAAATTTTATGAACGATTGGAGTATAGGGATGCTGTCGCAAGATGCGAGGAACTCACTGGAGCAAGCGACTCTAGAATATCAAAAACAAATAGACGAAGCGGCACGGTATCTGACGGGTCGAGGTATCAGCAGAGACGCGGCAAGTACACACCGTCTAGGGTACGTGCACGAGCCGATGATCGGGCATGAAGACATGCGTGGACGGTTAGCGATACCTTACGTGACACCTACTGGTGTTATAGATATTCGTTTCCGTGGGATTGAACCTGAACAGTCACCGAAATACTTGTCACGTTCAGGTGCAGGACAGCACATATATAATGTGCCAGCGTTCGAGATTGATAGTGATTTCATTGCCGTGTGTGAAGGTGAATTGGATACAATCATTACTCATTCCATGTGCAACATACCTGCCGTTGGACTTCCAGGTGCTAACGGTTGGAAGTCTTGGTACGCAAGGGCTTTTCAAGACTACCGTAAAGTGTTCGTGCTCACTGACGGTGATCAAGCTGGTAAAGATCTTGGCAAAAAAATTATGCAAGCGATAGATGTAGCGATAGTTGTGTCAATGCCTGACGGCATGGATGTGAATGATGTGTTTCTTAATGAAGGTTCAGATGGTGTACGTAAACGGATTGGAGTATGAGGTGAATGGTGACGGATCAACAAACTTGGATAACTTTACTACAGACCTTGGAAGGGATGGGGTTACGGATAGTTGGAGAGGACTTATCTACGGGCAGGATATCTTTACAAGTTCCGCCGTTGAACACTTACCGTACGGGATGACAACACAAGATCTTGCTGATGCTCAACAAAAGTTCACGGACTATGCACGGTTAAGGATCGCTGGCATAGGTCACCTTGATTATTCTCGTGAACATTCTCAAGCATTCGAGGACATGCCGATGCGTGAGATAGCGTTAGAGTTACGTGACGAGCTTGCTGATGCAGTAAACTATTTAACGTTCCTTGACATTAAGTTAAGCAGATGGTTGAAACTAACGGAGGATATCGGATGAAGCGTGTCATAGTTGTATCAGATTTGCAGGTTCCATACCATGATAAACGTGCAGTGGCAGCGTTGGCACAGTTCATTACTGACATTAAAACACCTGACGATGTTGTGTTATCTATTGGTGACGAGATGGATTTCCAAACCGTATCACGCTGGAGTGCAGGGACACCGTTAGAATATGAACGTTCCATTGCACGTGACCGTGACGCTACCGTGCAGGTTCTTAAAGACCTACAAGTGGATCACATGATCCGTTCCAACCATACCGACAGGTTGTTTAATAAGGTTATGCGTAGCGCTCCAGGTTTACTTGGGCTACCCGAGTTGGAGCTGACTAACTTCCTACGTCTACCTGAACTTGGTGTCACTTTCCACCCTAACGGTTGGGATAAGGTTGCTCCAGGTTGGGTTGCTTTACATGGTGATGAGGCTGGTGTTAGTCAAGTTGCTGGACAGACAGCGCAAGGTTTAGCGAAAAAGACTGGCATGTCTGTAGTGTGTGGACATACACACAGGCTAGGTTTACAGCCATACTCGACTAGTGTTGGTGGCACACTCACCCGCACCTTGTGGGGTTTCGAGGTTGGTAATCTGATGGATCTTAGGCAAGCGAAATACACTAAAGGTATAGCGAACTGGCAGCAAGGTTTCGGTATCCTGTATGTGGACAACAAGACCACTACACCTATGCCTGTACCTATCTCTAACCGTTCATTCATAGTAGAAGGTGACCGATACTCGTGGTAACAATGGATCTTACCGATAAAGAAATCAAACTGGCACGGCAAGGTTCAATGTCAGCGTGGCGTAGTGGCAGGAACCTTATAGAATCGGATGACTTGTTCTCTGATGCCTGCCTGTGGATGCTTGAACATCCCCACAAGATCCTAGAGTGGCGTGAAGAAGGTAAACATGGTGAGAATAAGCTGCGTAATGCTGCACGGCAACGCTGCTTGACTCTTATCCGTGTCGAGAGGCAGAAACGTGCAGGGTTTCAACGTGAAGACGTGTTTTATTACAGTCCACAGATGATTAGGGAAATTATTCCCAACATTTTTGATGTTGATGACTGGTCTACTGGTGAAGTTATTTATGGTGGTGAAGTTAAAGGCAACAGCCGTCCTAATGAGGGTAACAATAGGCTCGCTATGATTGCTGATGTCCGTTCAGCTTTCTTTTCTTTACCTGAAAAGGATCGCGTGTTCCTGGAGAACATGTACCGTGCTGGTGGACTCACTTTGCAGGAGATGGCTGCATGGTTGGATTGTTCTGACCGTACCGTTAGGCGTAGGGATGAACGGATCATGGATAAACTGGTGGAACGTCTCGGTGGTGAACCACCATGGTTGTAGGGGGCAAGGTATGAGCCTGCCCCCCACTAACTATCTACCATAGTAGTCTTCTATTTTCTGTTCACGTTCACAATCACATTGACACAACCATTCTTTGTCATACCAGCTGACGCTACGTTTACATTTATCGTGATCGAAAGTAATACACCAGCCACATTTACGTGGCTTACTGTCAGTCATGATTGAAATAGTCTTCATCAAGTGACGGCACATACTTTTCGTGATAGTCACAGTCACACGTGTCATCATCACACATGTCACACAGTGTGCTGCATACACAATCATACTTATCGTTCACCCAGGATGGTTCAAGTGCACCATCGGCAGCGTAACTCATGATTCCTCCTCTTCTTCAATGTCAACGTTAAGATATAGATCCTTCAATTTACCCATCATTCTCTCCTTAGAAACACTTGATACCATGATGATACCAATGCGACTTACCTTTACCATGCTGCCACGCCGTATAGAACGCACGATCCTGCCAATACCTATTCCATTGCACGATAGGTACTGCCCGCAGATTCTCAGCCTCAGACACTAACCCGTCACGTGTTTTCTTCGACTCGGCAACCATCATCCAAACTAATCCATCTCTCCAGGCACGATCCAAAAATTGGTACGCACCCATGGCGGATGACTTCTTGTTTTTTACACCATAACGGTAATGTGATTCACGTTTCATCACACATTTACGTACATCCCGCCACCTTGGTGAATACCATGAGCCTTGATACAGGCTAGTCTCGAAACCTTTACGATCTTTAGCCTCAACACTATGAGCCGCAACATATTCACTATTCATTGGCAGTAAACTAATCACACTAGACATTACTATTGGGATTATCATAGTTATCCTCACAATCAGGGTACGGTAACGTCACTAGGCTACCACAATAGCCACATACACCATCAAGTGCATACCAGCTTACCGTTTTTTCTTCAGGATCAAACTTGCATAACACTATGAACGAGTCACAACCACATAAACATTCACATGTGGGTATGCCACGGTAATCGTTACCGTTCATAGGTAACCGCATGAAAGGTAGCGGGTGTCCTTTAGTTTTACGCCACGAACGGAATATTTTTCTTACCATTACGCACCATCCTTCGCTCATCTTCAGCCATGCCAGCCCAGAAACCATACATCTCATGTTCGATAGCGTACATTGCACAGTCATTGAGAATGTCACAGTTCTTGCAGATACGTCTCAAGTTAATGTTGATTCCTTTCGATTCACCAGACACAAAACCTGCATCATTATCTGCATACCAAAACCTAGTGTCAGTACCACCACATGAGGCACGTTCCCATTCAACCTGGTCGTAGTCCATCAGAACTCCTGAGCTACGTCAGATTCAAGCATCTCGATAGCTTTATCGTCATAGCCTAGATACGTTATTGCTACTGTTGCATAGTCACGACCAGCATCATCAGCGTAAGGGTATGGCCTCGGGTCGAAACCTTTATGCTTACAGAATTGCAGGTACATTGCCCGTGCCAACAAACTATGTGCGTAAAAATCGTTGCGGTTACTCACTTTTTTTCTCCTTTTAATTATCGGTCAGAAATATTACGGTTACTAACAAGACACCTAGCACTATCACTATCCATGTAATGAACTCAAACATTGTCATCCACCAAACTAATGTGAATAGTTATGTTTGGATTCACGCTACATGAACCTAACAGATCAGCCACTACAGCATAGTCATCATAATCTGTATAGTGACGGATCACGTCAGGCTTACCGTTCTTAAACATTGTTACTCTAATCATTAAACATTCTCCTCTACTAATTCCACCACAATATCTCGTGCACTATAAAGCAAACTAGATAGTTGTGATAGTCCGAGCTCACCATAAATCATGCCAGCAGCTATATCAGCACAAGCATCCTCATGCACGGCCAAAACAGTAGTAGAAATAATTGTGTAATCGAATACAAATGTTACCTTGTATGAATTTACAATCTCAGTTTTGATTGCCATTGTCTTACCTTTCCTTATCTTGTGAGGGTAATCTACCCTAGGCGTAGCCACTAGCAGGATGCTAGTGACTCACCCAGAACCATACTACCCAGCTAGACGCACCGGCATGAGCAGGTATGTCCATAATACACCATTAGTTCCATCCAACGTGCCAACCATAGGCTTATTGTCACCAGTAAATTTCATTTTCACGGGAGTATTTTTAACTGTAGGTAACTTGGCAATGTCAGCCATGAATGCAGGATTGAACGCAATCATTTCCGTGCTAGTGAATTCTTTAGGCATGATGGATTCATATTTAACAAAGTCACCAGCCAATAGCAGGTATTCACGGTTCCATTTACCGTCAATACCATCATACGTGAACGATACATACTTACTGTCATCACTCATCTCGACAGTCACCATGCCCGAATTAGCCTTAGATGGCAACGATTTCACTAGATCCTTGGCACTATCTAGTGGCAGGACAAACTCACTTGTCTCCATGAGTGTACCCTCGGGTAGGTCAACGTCACCAATAACTAGACGGTATCTGTCTGTCGATACGACACGTACCAGCGGTTCCCGTACCTCAAACTTGACACAATTCAGGATAGGTAG